CGTCATCCTCGTCGTAGATGATCCAGCCGTCTTGCGCTTCGGTTAATGACCAGCCAACAGGCAGCCTTTGTACTACATCAATCATTTTAATGGCATCCGAGTTGCGTGTAGAGTTTATTTCTTTTTTGAGCCAATCCGCGCATTGATCCAATATCGTCGACGCAATCAATAACGATTGGGTCTTGCTTTTCAGGGTGCGGGCGCATGACTCGTCCGATTCTTTGCTGTATTCGGCCCAGAGCCTTTGTCGGAGTTGTAAGCACAACCGTGTCGAGAGACGGTAGGTCAAGCCCTTCATCAGCAACCGTGGTCGCGCAAACGACCTGAACCTGTCTTTGATCCGCACGTTCTAATACCTCCGCTCTTTGCTTTTTAGTCATTTTTCCTACAAGTGGCTCAGCCACAATATTGTAGCTGCTGATCTGCTCAGCAAGCTCAATGCAATGGTTAACCCTGTCTGAGAGAACCAGAACCTGCCTGTTGTTTCTACACGCTTGAACCACGCGCTCTACGATTTTATTATTGCGGTCCTCGTCAGTAGTCATCAATGTAACCAGCTTCGACCAATCGACCCTGTGGAGGGGGCCCATGAAGTCGGTGAAGAACCACTCAATCCGGGGCGGAACAACGTGCCCAGAGCCTGCCAGTTGTGCATTAGTGATTTCGTACACGGCCTTGCCAAAGTGCCACCACAAGATTGATGTAAGGCCGTCAGGTCGATCTGGCGTTGCCGTTAGGCCCAGCCGGTGTCGCGCAGGCATGCAGAACATGACCGAACAAAACGTATGCGCCGGAACGTGGTGTGCTTCATCAACGATACAAAGCCCGAACTGCTTCCCGAAATTGTACCGCTCTGTAAATGACATTCGTTCGAGAGTCTGGAAAGTTGCGACGACAACCCGCCCCGAGTCATCCTTCTTACCTGCGCCATACTGGGACGCCTCCGTGGACAGCATAGACCGACACCTGTTCATCCACTGTACCGCGAGATCGTTGGTGTGAACAAGAACCAAGCACTTGGTGTCGTAGACCGTGGCCGCAGTAAGCCCAATGGCGGTCTTGCCTGAGCCACACGGCGCGATGATCACGCCCTCGCCATCATTCTTTACCCACTCGTCGAGCCCGTCTTGCTGGTAATCTCTCAGGCTGAATCCATCGGTGAGGTTGATTTTTTCGGCATGCGGAATGGTTCTGACATCAGTGAACGCGCCAAGATCCATCTGCGTGGCCGCCTTCCTTGGGACGGCAAGGCCGCCTCCCCACGGGTGCTCGAACGGGATTCTGTGACATGCGTTGATGTACTTGTCAGGCAGTGCGATGTACTTGCCCCGCTCTCGGAGTCCGATCGCCATCTTGTATTCAGGGTTTAGTATTCTGAATCTATTTAAAACATCGTCTTCATTATTATATCCAGGCTTGAGAAACATGCCCCCACCTAGTGCTGATTTTATCATCATGCTTCCTTACTTTTCATTGTTAGTAGTTCATTTTTTGCCCATACATACTTTCTTTTTCCACCAAGGCTCATCCTTTTCTTTTCATACCCAAGCTCTCTAAGTATCTCAGACACTCTCATTTCGTCTCGCCTATTCATCCTTGCCCGCTCTATTTTTAGCCCGTCTTCCATAATCATATTCATAGTTATATAACCATGCTGAAGCATTAAGAAGTTGGTTATAGGCTCCATCCACGGGTCGTCTTGGCGATAGATCCTGCTTGAATCGTGGCGCACCTCCTCAAACTTCTTGTCGAGATACCACACTTCACCACTCCTGAATGCGACAATGGCCTCAGCCCACAACTGGTCTCGGTTTTCTTTTACCCAGTTGAGGTTCACTTCGTTGGCTCTGATTGGCCAGTATCGTCTCGACCCCGTCATGTCGTTGATGAACTGTGACTCATTGGTCGTCCCGGCAAAGACAACATGGCGCTTTAGGGTGATCGCGTGGCGGCCATAAGCGGGCCTGAAGTTGTCCTCTTGTGCACTAAGGAAAGCTTTGGTTGCGCTGTTGGCTGAGCGCCGAACAGAGTCCAACTCCGCCACCTCATAGATCCATGCCCGTGCAATCTGGCTGTACGAGTTTGCAGACCCGATATCGAGAGGCGTATCAGCGAAATACTCATCTGTTGCAAGTGTGCGGAACAACGTGCTCTTGCCTGCGCCCTGGGCGCCTGCCAGGATCAAAACGCAGTCTGCCTTACAGCCGGGGCTGTAGGCGCGAGCTATGGCCTGTATGAGCCACTTCTCCCCCATCTTGCGGTTGAGTTCCGTGTCGTCGCAGTCGGTGGCCTCTACAATCCAAGAGCCGATCCTATTGACACCGTCCCATTGAAATGAGTCCAGCCATTCAAGCAGGGGGTTTCTCTTGTTTTCTTCACCAATAAGCTGTACCGTTGAGCTTACTGCCGCCTCCCCAAACTCAAGGCCATACGACCGAGAGATCCACAGGGCAATGCGCGTGTCGTCCGTGTCCCGGTAATCGCGCTCGTCAATCTTCAGCGTATTTGTAAAACTATTGAGCCAGACCCGGCCACGCCATCTACGGTCGCGGCGCAAGATGACATACAGATTGTTCTTGTTCTTGCGGAACCGGCCAGACGGCTGGCCATTACGATCCATGTACTGGTCGAGCAGGTTGGTGATTCGGTTATCGGACTCGTTCTCTGTAAGTTCATCTTCTCGACTGGGCTGTTCTTGCTGATTGATGCAGTTCTGAGCTTCAGCGATACTCAACAAGTCTGCAAGTCGAGTCTGTCCAGCGGCAAGGACCTCATCCAAATCAGCCATTTTGTTGCTCCAGGGGTACGCGGTAAAGCGTGTGTTGGGGAAGTTGATCACAGATTATTGATGCGTATTCATCACCGGAATCATCTGTGTCTGTTGCTATAAAGATTTTAATCGAAGTCGGAATATTGATCTTAGAGAGGGCCTTGTAGCTTCCTGAGGTTCCCGCCACGATAGCGAGGTTCAGGGACTCTCGAAAAGACTGCTCACATGCACGCATGAAATCAGTGATGCCTTCGCATATCAACAATCCGCCAAGGCCATCATCAGGCTTTTGCCTCATGAGCCTTTGGGCGCTCTCGTTGGCCATCAGCAATCCACCGGCCTCGTAGCCAGAGGGCCACCGAGTCTTGGAGCCAGACGGCTGGCGCCCCTTGGTGTAGCTCACGCTTCGGCAGTGGATGCTTGCAAATGTTCCATCAGGCTCAAAGCACTGCGCTGCAATCCTGTAGATGCCTCCCCACTGGTGAGGAAACCACTCTGGGTATCTGTACTCTGCCGGGATCGGAAGAACCCGAACGCAACCCGTGCTGTCTAGGACTCTTGGCGCAAAGCGCCTCCCAATGATCCACTTACTAAGCCGGTTGCTCCAGGTGGCAGGCTGCTCCAGCGCGGCCTCAATCGTGGTGGTCTGAGACCAAAGCTCTGCGAGTTCTTCTTCTGGTGGGCGAACATATCCTTTTGTCGCTGGCGGATTTACTTGTGGCCTGTTGGCTGGGTTTGGCTGCACATGGGACGGAACCCCCGATGGCGTGCAGAATCCCTGCTCAGCAAACCAGTCGCGCACAACTGACTGCTCCTCTCTCTTGAGATTGCGAAGCGGTTGCTGGAAATAATGGTGAGCAACGAAGTCAACCACATCACCTTTGGCTCCACACTGGTGGCATTGCCACGCTACTTCTGATCGGCTGAACCCAACGGGTCCACGCTTCTTGTCGCGAGAGCCTCGCTCTAAAAGGCCACAGCCTGGGCAGGGTGAAAGGGATTGACCGTTGCCTCGTTTGTATTGAAGCTGAGCAGCTATTGCTGTTACCGGTGCTGTTTTTGCGTGCTGAATCCACATGGTTGACTCCTGACGGGCCCTGAAAGAGCACCACCGGTTACCCGGTGGGCTCAGTCAGGAGCCCACTTGATTAGGGGGATCAATCCCTAAAGGGCTTCGTTCTGTAGTCGATCTTACGACCAGCTACAAACTGTTTTTTGGTGGGACGATCACACCAGCGATTAAATCATCACCCTTGTCTATGATGCTGTAGTGCATTTTAAGATCAGGGGTGATGGTGAGGACGACCTTCATTCCAGTCATTCGATACACCCTGCTGATCCATGACACCACAGTATCAAGGGTCGGGGCTCTCGCTTCGCGATTTAGAATGCTGCGTAGCCGTGAGCGGCTGGTTCCGTAGACGTATGCCATCTTGGAGTGGTTGCCTTTCTGGAGGCCACCCAAGGTCTGCGTCATCTGGAACACAAGCTGAAACGTGTCGATGCGTTCGTAGTCTTCGATTTGATCGGCTTCGTTCAATGTGTCGGCTCGATCTCGTGTCCTTTTTCCGATTTAGCCAAGGCTTCCTCCGCCGACCTCATTTTTTCCTCTGCTGTGTTCGTCTGCGATTCAGCTTCTCGAACCCTTCCCTTCATCAGCTTTTCTGCGAGAACTAGCGCTTCGGGAACATCGTCGCGAATCTTGCGCTGAAGTCGCCCGTCGTGCTCTGCTTCAGGATTAAGGGTTTGGCAAAGACCCTTGGTCACAAGGTCAAACTCTCTTGAGGTAAGGTCTATTTGGAAGGTGAAGGTTGTGTGCATGTGCATATGTTCTCCTGTGTAAAAAGTTGAGACATCAGCGAAAAATCTCATGGTCTACTTACTATCCGACCACTCGATCTTGAAGTGGGACGTAGTTCGTAAAGAAAGTTGAAAAAAGGCATCTATTCGACCACCCACATGCCTTCCTGCTGGGCGAAAAACTGATCCCACTCACGCAGTTGAGAGTCGAGGAAACCACCTCTCACTGCGTCAGCGTGCTCGTCGGTCTAAGGTGTAGACATAAAACCCTCTGGGTCAGTTGAGGGGAACACCCCCTCACAGTAGTTACTGGTGCAGTACACGCTGGGCGTGACAAACTTTCTGCATAAAAGATGAAAAAAGTGGGGCCACCGCCCCGCTGTAACGGTGGCCCCTGTGACTTACTTCGCCACTTCTTCCCCTTCCCCAAGGAATGAAGCGCCTGGGTCAGTCACCAAGATTGGTTCACGAACCGCCTCGACCACAGCAACCTCGAAGGTGACGTTGCCGTCCCTCGCCTTCTTGGGCAGCTTCTCGAAGACCTCGCGGTCCAGCATGGCCAGAGCATCCCCAACACCCATTTCTTCAAGAAGCTTAGCCTCCTTGTCCTTATCGGTGCTGAGAGCGAAGGTCACTGCTTCAAGCAGAACCTTTGCCGTCTGCTCCCTGGTGAAGCCAGAGCGCTTGGCAAAGAGAGCCAGCGCCACCTTCCACGGGATTGTGGAGGTAGCCTTGACTGGCTTTGACTTTGAGCCGCGCTTCAGCTTGCCCGCAACCTTGACGACGAGGTTCACGTCGACTTCAGAGTTATTGTCAATGTCCCGCTTTGCGAGCGAGACAGCTTTCGTGGTAAACGCCTTTGTAAGGGCGATGATTTCCTGTGATGTGAGTTCCACAGCACTCTCCTGTTTGTTTGTTGTTCAGGCTCCCTTGATGGGGAACCACCTCATTTTTCTCTTTCCTTCGTGCGTTACCCGCACCTTTTGAAGCCCATTTGCTCTGAGGGCTTTTGCTACTCTCATTTCAGTCAACCGCTTTTGATGCTCGAACCCTGTCGGGTCTACAGCAATAGCGACTGCGTCTGTTGTTATGTCATACCTCCTGAATGACGGTTGGTTAGTAAATAGGTACTGCTCTACCTTGGCACGAAACTCGTCTGATATTTGAGTTCCGTAGATCAGTTCTGGTTCAATCCGGGTTGATGCCGCCATGATTCCGGCCCTCAAGTCTTCTCTTGAGACAATGATCTTCCAGTGTTTCGCCAGATACACTGATATCTCAGAGAAGTCAGGCGCGGTCATTTTCTTATTGTTGTAGTACTGGACACCCTTCTTGGTGCATCTGAACTTGCCCTTCAGGTTTTCATCACCCTTTATGGCTAAGTACACCTTGTAGGAGCCCTCGGCTTCGTTGATTTGCTGTTTAGTAGTTTCCACAGATCATCTCCAGTCTTGCCTTAGTGTACCCATGAGTGACGAGTTTGTCAGTTTTCCACTTAAGCGTGATGGGGAATATTATCCACGCAATCTGACCGGCAAGCTGACAGATCATTCGGCTTTCGTCGTATATAAGTATCTGGACTAATTCGATTAGTTCGTTCATTTTTGACCTACCGCATCTGCGAGGTCTGCGAGGCCGGTCCAGTCCACCCTGGATGCGCGTGTCTTCCGTGGCAGCTTCTTGAGTGCAACTCCCTTCTTGCGGGCGTATGACGCCTTGACGCCGATGAAGCTCCGCTCTTTTGGTGTATCCTCGAAGCCAAGCTTCTGAAGCACCTCGTCATAGGACTCAGAGCTTTGCCATGCCGTTACAAATGAGGGCCAGGTCCACTCTCGCTTTTGGTTTGTGTTTCGCTCTTTTCTTAGTTTGGTGACTGTTTCAGCCATTACATTCTCCTGTATGGTTTGGTTACGTTACTTTGTTATCCGACGTATGTCAAGTGTGCTTGCCACTACTTCATCCCAATGGCGATAAGCGCCAGTTCAATCTCATCCTGTGTTTGGTAGGGCCCGCCTGCCCTTAGCTCGGCCAGCGCCTTCTTTGCTGCATCCCTGCATGAATAGGTTCGGCTACGGTTCATCCCCCACACCAGGCGGCTCAGCCCCTTTAGTGTCCGAATTTGTGGGTAAGGTTCATATGTCACTGTGTTGTCCTCTGTTGTTGGTTTGCTCATCACTCGCCTCCATGGCCGCATTCGTTCCCAGAGTCCTGGTATGAATCACCATCGCAGTAGCCATCAGCAAGTGCTTGCCGCAGGCGAACCAACTCATCGATGGTTTCTTCGATTTGCTTTTCGTATTGCTGCCACCCATACTTTTTTGCTCTGAGAATCCTGTGGCCACCCTTCTGGTTCTCCACCTCGTCCCCTGGGTCTATGATGACAACAACCCTGCCTCCTTCGTCTCCGACGTTTTGACGATGCCTGACGTAAGTGGCTCCGTTCCGATAGCACTCATCAAGGTGCTTGATTTTGTTCTGCACCATTCCCAGAACCCAGCGAGCCATTGATATGTGGCCGTTGATGCTCATCTTGTTCTTGCTGTTGGGAGGGTGGAGATCCTTTCTCGATGCGTCAATCATGGTCAAGTAGAACCAAGACATGGTGTGCTTGCACTCAAGCAAGCCCGTTGTCCTCGATGGGTTCTTCCACCTTCTCTTGTCCCACCACGGTGTCTTTAGAATCTTGTTGTTAGTCTCATCACAGACCAACTGGATTACCGCAGGCCGCTTGAAGACCGTTGTGAACCGGTCATCCAGTGTGATGTACTCCGATGTCTCGTAAGGCTCCCCGTTGAGGTTTCTTACTCTTTCCATCACTCACCTCCTTCGGCTTTGGTTGGCCGTTGCGTCTGCCTCATTGCGCTTGCAAGCCTGCCCATGTCGGCATCGTCATAGTCCCCACGCATCACATCGACGCGCCCTCCAAACAAGGGCTCCCAGTAGCAGTCACCCGCATGCTGGCCATACAGCCACATGAGCGCGTACATGAACCCCAGCGGGTTGTCCAAGTCCACGCGCCAGTTGGTCGCCTTGGTTGTCAGTGGGCCATCCTTCTCGGTCAGCACCTTCATGGTCTTGCCGCCACGCCCGGTGCCCAATGAGAGCAGCGGCCTGTCACCGCAGCCTGCGACCACTGGAATGACTGGCACGCCAGCCTCCACGGGAATGAATGGTATTGTGTCTTTCCAGTTCATAGTTCTATCTCCTGTTGTGTTTGTGTTCCTATGTAGGTCAAGTATGCCATAAAAATCAAATGTCACGGTCAGATTCTGTCCGTATCCGCTCTTGCAATAGGCCGACCAGCAAGTCAACCTCCCAATCCTCAAGCTCAACCTCTAACCAAGTAGCGGCTTTGTCGAAGCGGTGGGCAGCCGTGACCTCAATGTGTGGGCCGAGGCCTGCGCTATCGTCCCTTGGGTGGAAGGTTCCCTGGACGGTAATCAACTGTTCTTCAGTCACCTCACCAGTGCCCTCATCCTCAATCTCTCGCGTCAACTCAAGACTGACCGTGGTTGAATCCAGCGGCAGGTGGTTTGAATCAATCCATTTCATTTTTCTCTCCCTCCCCCAACCTTACACCGGGTTGGTTGCTTGTGTCAAGTATGTCACCCATCGCTCACCCCCGTTAGTTTTAGTTTTGCTTCTTGCACGATGGTGTCTGCGTTGATCTTGACCCACCGCTTGATGTACTTGTCAGGCACCTGCCCGCTGCACAACACTTGCGTGCAGCCTGGACACCGACCGTTGGCGACCTTCCAAAGGAACCATTCCAATTCAGTGGGCTGGTTCTCCCTATACCAACTCACCGCTTCCATGTTGGAAGGAGGCTGGTCGTCATCCAAAAGGTTCCAGTCGAAATCCGTGGCACGCTCTCCACAAACGCCGCACATCATTACCTGCTCCTGACGTATCTCGTTGCTTTGGCATAGCCGAAGGCGAAGGCTCATTGCTCACCCCCGTCCATGGCTGTATCAAGGCCGTCCAGAAACCCCACACAGGCGGCACGTATCTCTCTCAAAGTACCCACACAGCCCGCAGAGTAATCTTTTGGATTCCCCGGCAGGGCGGCTATCTTCAGGCGCTTCTCCGCAGACTCCAGGGTTTTCTCCACAGACTCCCGTCGCTTCTCTGCCCACTCTTTCCTGCCCATCACTCACCTCCGTTAGTTTTAGTTATTGTTTTCAATGCTTCAGCCGCAGCGACGCCTACGTTGACGAAGAAGTCATCGGCCTCGTTCTGGGCGTCAACAGTGTCCCTGCTTGCAGCCCTCTCCGCCGTACAGCGCACGCAGTTGCACGGGTCATGCTCAAGATCGTTGGATGGAATCACCCAGCGCTCCAGCCATGCCTTGGCGTCGATCCTGTCCTGCTCGTGCCTGCCATGGTGCTGCTGACGGTACACGTGCGAGTGCGCCTCTCTGAGCGCCTGTAGCATCTCTGCGCGGGTCATCGCACCACCTCGTTCTGGGCGTCAACAATCTTCCTGCTCGCAGTCCTCGCAGCCGTACACTGCACACAGTTGCACGATGGGTCAGGGCGGTCGGCCCAGTCAGGCACAACCTGGAACACCTTCTCCCCACCTTCGATGCGGGTCAGTTGCTCTGGCGTGACTGCAACCGGTGTTGGCTCAGTCAGTGTGAAAGTCTCACCGTCGTCCAGTACATAGATAATCACTGCTCACCTCCTTCAAGTTGAGCAGTCTTGGCCTGCACCATGAGAAGCGCATCGTCTTGCGATATGCCTCGGGCTGATACGAGCGTGTCCTTGCCGTCTGAAACCTTCAGCCACACACTCCACTCTCCTGTGGCGGTGTCTTGCCATTCAAACCAACCACCAGTTTCGGTTTCCTTGCGTGCGTCCTCATTCGCCCAGTGCTTTTCCTGCTCGATGTATTCATCGACCGACACACCCAGGTCTCGTGCCGCGTCCTCTACAACTCGTCTGTGGAACATGCTTCTAAACTCCATCACTCACCTCCTTGTTTGTGTTTGCTTGTAGGCTTCGCGTAGAAGCAGGTTGATGCCTGTACCTTGAAGTCGCTCACGGACTGTGCTGAGCAGTTGCTTACCCAGCGTAGTCTTATCTGCACCCTCACGAATCAAGTTGGCTAAGACGCTTGGACCGAACGCACTTGACGTGTAGCTTAGTAAGAAACCTGACTTATCTGGACGCATCTTTGAGTTACCAAACATACCTTCAAGCCAAAGACATTTGAACGTCGCACACTCATCTGGACGGGTATCATAGATGCCGCAGGCTTTAGAACTGCAGGTGCTTAGGTGTTTGCAGGGTACACCTGCCGCGCTATCGACGGAGGGAACCTCCATGTTTGTGCAGCAGATTGAGCAGCTTCCACATGAACGAGCCATCACTCACCTCCCTCGGTTGTGTCATCGTGTAGTGACTGCATGCTCAGAGCGAGCACCGCTGCCAACGCATCCTTCGGAGTGTCGAAGGTGCTGGTGGGCTTCTCGTCTTCCTTGCAGCACCCTTGATTGGGTGCGCAGTACCATTCGCCAAGACCGAAGCCTCGCCTGGTTGCCTCGATGAGAATGCCCACTCGCTCGACGCGCCCGCAGTTTGCACACTCGTCTGTGTCGATGTCCTCTGCGTCCTCGCGTCGGGCCTCGGCCTTGTCGAGTTTGTGCGTGGCCGCGTCTATTTCCATCTCGGCCTTGAACTCAGGCGTGCCGGGTGTGTCGCGCTGCTTGCGCTCCCAGTCCTCGTCCTTGCAGACCTCCCACTCTCCATCAATCCATGGCATCATTCACCTCCTTTGGCTTTGGCGATTGCTTCACGGGCAGACGCAAAGATGGCGTCAGCCTTGCGCTTGTCCTCCAGCGAGGCGCAGCCCAGGTTGAGGTCTACGATCTCCTCCAACGCAGCCAGCAGGTCAGGCGCCACTGCGATGAGCCGTGCCTCTGCGTCCGTGCCGTACACGTCAGCGACCATGGGCAGGTGACCCTCGTCACGCTTGATGACATGGTGACCACCTTGCTTCTTGTTGATAATCCATTGACTCATCACTCATCTCCTTGTTTGTGTTTGGTGCCGTTAAGCCAGCGCAGGATGCGTGGGTTCTCGGCTTTGATTTCACTGTGCAGCCATTCCTCCAGGCATCGGGATGGGCTGTAGCCTTTCCCGGTGGAGTAGCCTGCCTGCGTTGGCGTAAGGGGGAATCCCCACATCATCTTGGCCATGTGGCACATGATGAGATTGAAGTCCATCCCATGGGGGCGGCGGACGCCGTTGACCACAGGGGTCTTCATGTCCGATAGGTGGACAACGTGAGCGATCTCATGGAGCATCGTCATCAGCAGACTGCCTCGACTTGTGCTCCTGCGGGCAGAAACGGTGACGCCGTAGCGTGGCCCACCCCTGCCGCTACAGTGCCAGCCCTCCATGTCTCGAATGCGAAACCGAATGCCTGCGTCACCGCACTTGCCCTCGGACGCCATCGTGCGCTTCCAGAGCTTCGCTGCCAAGTTGCACTCGTGGCGCTCGGATACCTCGCAGTGACCTCGGGCCTGGTTGAGCGCGTCCAGCCAGTGAGGGGACTTGCACATCTTCTCAGCGGCCAGCATGACATTCATTCCATGCAGGTCGTACTTATTGTCTCGAACCCATAACCGTGTTGCTTGTTCGGGCATTGCTCTTGCTCCTGTTGTTTGTGGTGGTGGGGGGCATCGCACCCCCCGAGAGTCGCTCAGAGATTCCCTGTGACCTGTCGGGCGGTTACATTGGTCACGACATTAGCCTGACCAATGATTCGGGTGTGCCCTCAACAATCGAGACCAGTTGGCTCATTACAGACTCGGGTGCGCGAAACCGGCTCAAAGCACACAATAGAATCTCGGCCTCGGCTTGGATTTGCTCTCGGTTCTCCGACTCTTGGAAGAATGTACGCTGCCATTCGAGGTACTCAGACTGCCGCTTTGACGCATGGTCTTTCAGTTTATCCATGATTGGATTCCAAAAGTTATCGTCTTCGCCGTCCCATATTTCAGACCCAGTTCGTCCTCTTTTGCTCAAGAGTACCTGGACTAATGATGCCTCGTACCATTTGTTCCAGATGACTGTAGACCACTGCTCGAAAGACTCAGAAAGCAGCGGGTCAAAGTCACAAGACCAAGTGGTCTGGCATTCACCGTATGGAAGGAAGCAGTAGTTAAACAGTTCGTCGAAGTTTTCATTTTGAATAAAGTCTTCAACGATACGATTTTGAGGGCCACCGTATTCAGGACGCCATCCAATGTTCACGTCAACCCATCGCTCTAACTTACGCCGTATCGTTTCAGCATATTCATGACACACACATGCAAGACAAGTCGGTACGTTCTCCCCACTCTCGTCGATGGCAATCGCGGTTGCTTTTGCCGAAGTTGGAATTTTGTCTTGGAAGCTGAAGAAGTCGTCGTCAATGACTGGCATGTATTCTTCAACATAATCACCGGGCTTTATCCAATGAGAGCAGTTCGAGTCTGGCCTTCCAGACATATAGCTGTAGCAAAGAACCTTGTGCTCGGACGGTTCAACCTTACGAAGTCCACCAAGGTTACCTGCAATGGCGTACTTGAAAATCAAGTCACTAAGGGTGCTTGAGTTGTCGATGGTTGGTGTTGGCATTTCGTTAGCCATGATGTTTGTCCTGTTGTTTGGTTGTCGAAGCAAGAGCGCCTCACTTATGAATACGGAGCCCAGCCGTTAGGTCCGACATGGGTTGGAAGAAACCTTAGAGATATGGACAGCCGATGGCCTTGGCGATTGCTTGGCTATCGAAGCTGAGCGACACCGGCCAAGGACCGGTGCCTTCGCTGGGCTGTGTCAACTCAAGGGGGCTGATAAAGTCGTGATCCGCAGGCCACCATGACCAGTCGGCACGGTCGTCCTGAAAGTTTAGGACCATCGCCTCGTGCAGCACGCAAGGGTCTTCACCTGTGAACTCAGGCCATGTCTGCCACAGATCCCATTGCGCCTTGGTTCCAACGTAAACGCTGCCGGGACGGTTACAGAACATCCAAAAGTAAATGGTGGTCAAGGGTTCCATCATGCACCTCCGATGTCTTCGAGAATCTGGTCAAGGGTTTCCTGGTCGCCAACGATGCTGCGCTCGTCGGCAGTCAGGTGGCCAAAGTTTCCCTCTACGGCCTCAAGTAGGTAGCAGAGAAGCTTGTCCTTAATGTTGCTGAGTTCTGTGTTTTGTTCGGTTTCCATGGTGTTGCTCCTGTTGTTTGTAAGGGGGCGCGGTTTTGCTTAGCAGACCGCGAACTGCTCCATCTCGCAGCTATGACCGCTCGGCAATCATGCTTTGAATCCTGGCCAACTCTTTTTCCATTGTGAGTCGTGAGCTTTCAGGGAACTCCTGAAGCACGCCGTTAATCGACGCTTTCGGTCCTGGCTTTGACATGAACCTGAACCACCCCTCCATCCATCGGAGTTGGGATAGTGTAGGTTCTGTGTGTTGTTGTGTGTCGTCTGGCATATGAATCGGACTCCCGTGTGTTGTGTGTTGTTTGTGGTGTGGACTGAGGAAAGGGCGGGGGGACTACCTCGGGCACAGGCGCAGGTGGTCGCGTCCACGGGTGCCGGTGCTGAAGGTCATCGGGGTTGTGTGGCCCGACTGCAAGGTCGTACTTTGGGAATGCTGGCATGGTTGCTCCAGGGTTGATGTTAGAAGGGGATGTCGTTGCCGTACCAACTGGCGGGCCAGATGGGATACCAGCGGTTGTCGTAGGCGTCGTAGCCGTGCTCCCACGGGCCAATGAAGGTCTCCCATGCAGTGGGCTCCTTCTCACCGGCCTCGCGTGCCCAGTGATGATAGACGCCCCACTCTGCACAGTGGAACCTTTTCATTGCCGGGTGGTCCTTTGAGGGCACCGGGCAGATGAGGTAGCCGCGAGGCCGGAAGCACTCGAAGCCATCGCCGTCGTGCCTGTGTAGGCAGGTCTCGCAGTGGTTCTCAGGGAATGGCATGCCAGCACTGTGGGTCGGGCACTCCTGCCATGTATCCCAGTTGGTCAGCCACCAGCCGCAGCCGCCGCAGATGCAGTCCTTGCGGTCATGGCTGAAGCTGTCGTAGCCTTGGGCTCGGATTGAATCCATGATGTAGCTCATGATTGCACCGGCTCAACGCATGGGGATGCCTCATCAAGGTCGGAGTCCTCGTCGTACTCCATGGCGAGACTGTCCACGAACTCAACCGCCTGTCGCTCGATAAGCTCAAGCAGTGTGGTCGGGTCAGCCTCGGTGGTGATAATGAATGACATCTTGTAGGTCATGGTGTTGCTCCTGTTGTTGGTTGATTTAGTCGATGGGTTCGATGGGCTCGTCCACATCTGCCTGACTGTACCCAGTCAGTATGAACGGGGCGTACCTCGCGAGTCTGGTGTCTACACAGCACTCGCACACGCGGCTCAGGTAGATGCCTTGTGCATCGTACTCAATCCAGCTTTCGCGTGGGTTGCAGATGTGCTCGTCAAGTTCTACGTCAGTCATGCCCCTACCCCTCCAGCATCAGGGGAGCCTTGCCGGTCCCGCTGATGCCCGTGTTGATGTTGAGGCTGCGGCCAGCATCGACCCCAGCCGAACTGCCCCACACGCCGCCCTGATAGCTGCCAAGGTTGGGGTGGTTGCGCTCCATTTCTTCCCGCGCTCTCTTGGCGCGAGTCTGGAGGACCAGGGCTGTGCTGTCGTCGTACTCAGCAGCCTCCTGCTCACGCTGCTCGTACAGCTTGGCTTTAAGGCCCTCCACCGCCCCGGCACGAAAGCGGTTCATGGCTTGGCGCTTGGACATTACGTACCCATCAACACTGAACCATTTGCCACGGAGGTGCATGAGTTCACTTGGGATTGCGCCCCCGGCCTCCAGCTTGGCTTTGTAGCGCCGTACCTCGGCTTCAATCTGACGGATTCCCACGGTGTACAGGTACTCCCAGACCTCAAGGTCTGAGCGGTGGCCGTAGCCCCAGGCGAACACCCGACGCTTGCGCCCACCCTTGAGGGGGACAGGCCTGCCGTTGTCGTCAACCTGCGTGGGGTGTGTCCTCTTGAATCGAACCGACCGAACAACGCTCACTTGGCAGTGCTCGGCCAGCGCCCAGGCGAGGCAAATCTTCCAGCTACTCGTGCCCACCTCGAAGGCCACACCCTCAAGGGGGTCGGTCTCCAGTAGCTCAGTCTCCTTGAGGTTAGCCATGGATATGGCGTGCTCCCTCATGAGCCTGGCGGCTACCTCTGCGGCAAGCTCAGCCTCGTTGCCTTCGCCGCGCTCGGCAAGGGTCATCAGTTTGCGAATCTTGGATGCGATGTTGAATGAGTTTGGTGACATGATGTGTGCTCCTAATAGGGGGCTTACCCTTTTGGTCATGGTGAGTCAAGTATGGTAGTGGGGGAAGTTGTCATCCCGGTGAGGGTTTAGGCGATGGTCCCGTCGATGTCCCTTGTCAGGTCATCACGGAGCCCTTCCAGTTTGTCGTTGCTTTCGCCGTACATGCTGGCGTAATGGCGGGCCGCTCGGTGGGCCAGGTTGCGGAGGGCGCGGGCGTCCTTGAGGCTCATCGTGTGAACAATGCCGCCGCCGTTGTCGTACCCTTGCTCGCGGTATCGGTCCATACCCTTCTTAAAGAACGAGTACCACTTATCTCCAAGTGGTCGGTCAGAGTCGGAGAACGCTTCGAGCAGGTGATAAGTTTGGTCGAGACTGATTTCAAGCGCGATGGTTGCGGTTGTCATGGTCTTGTCCTGGGTTTCTGACTCGGTGTCGCAGTCGCAGCAGTGATGGCCGCGCCCGAAGTCCTTGAGGCAATGCTCGCAGTAGTAGTTTTGCTGTGGGCTCATGATGGCTCCAGATGAGTGTTTGTGTGGCAAGGTGGGTGGCTCACCCGTAGATGACCTCACCGAACATGGCTTGCTGGATGATGGCGTCCCCCACCTCCGCATCTACATCCGACCCCTCCCCCCTCAACACCAGTTGGTAGATGGGGTTCATGATTCGGTTGTGGAGTTTCTGGTCAGTGAGCAAGTTCACGATTGCTCGCTCCATTCCAGCGCGGGTAATCTTGACCTTGACCTTATCCTTCCCGTAGCCATCCCTGACTGTGTAGGACTTGTAGGCCCCATCAGGTCCGGTGTTGTCGATGGCCGCTGCCCTCGCCCAGTAGTTGATGCCGTACCCCGCGATGTCCACGATGCCTTCGTAGTCAGGTTGGGAAAGAATGAATTTGATTTTGGCGATAGCCATAAGATTTCTCTCTTGTTTGTTTAGTGTGTGGGGTTGTGTGGTTGTGTGGTTGGTTTGCCTCTCACCCTGTAGAACGAAAGGCCTTGGTTTCGCGGACATGGCTCCGAGAGCCGGGAGGGCAGCCGCTACTGGAGCGGCCACCATCCAAAGCCCTGCTCGTTGGCAGGGGTGCCCTGAGCGCGGTGCTGCTTGGCCTCGCGCTCTGCTTGCTCGGCAGCCTTGGCGGCTGCGCGCTCTGCGAGTATCTCGTCAGCGTCTGGGTGGACCTGACTCAATACGAATGCCGCGATGTCAGCGGCGGTAGAAACCATGGGGACTTCTTGAATCCAGAGACTCTCGGAGTCGTCCCACAGGTTTGTGCTTGCTCTCGGCTCAGCGCGGAGGGCAGCCAGGGTAGCCTCGGCTGACTCGCGAGAGCCTGCCACCGCTACCGGTGAACTGCCGTCACCGTCCCAGTCGAGAATGAGAAAGAGAGAATTGATAAGAACCTCCTTGGGTGTGTGGGTTTGTGTTGTTGGTACTCTGCGGGCAATACAAGCCCCCCGCAGCTATCGGCACTATGAAGTTGTTGAAAATGCACCTCCCGGTTTGAATGGTTGTTGGTTTGGTTGTCTTTGTCAGGTTGCCCCTCACCCTACAAAACGAAGGGCGAGTGGTTTGCGGAGATAGGTGGGCGCCCTCTCATTTCTTGTGCAGTTGTCTGCCACGGAACGTGACCCTGTACCCCCACAGGCCTTGGGCTGTACGCAGGGACTCCACGGCCTCGTCCTCTGTGTCGAACCTTCTGATGGTTATCCACTTGCTGTAGGTTATCTGCTTCCCTCGCCGCCCTGTAAGGGAGCGTCTTTGGAGTAGGTACTGCGCTGGCATCATGCACCCCCTTCGTATGTCCAGCCTTTGCAGTTTCCACACCTTGAGTATTCCTCATGGTCTGCGCCATCTGGT